AAGTAGTGGTTTAAGTCCCTCATCTTCCGCGTTCACCTCGCACTGTTTCCACCACGCAGGTATACTTAGTTTCTCAGTTCTCTTTGCCTCAATCCCATAGGGGAACAATCGCCGGGCCCGCTCACTTAGCATAATATCCAAACCAGGCGAACCCATCGGCCTGCTCACCACATCTTCTTCAGGCAGATGTAGAGCATTCTGTATTGCCGTTGCAATGTCTTGCTGATGTTTCCTCGCTTTGTTTTTGCATGATGCTGTGTTCCCTGCCACCATCACAACACCTCTATCCAGCAGTCCGCATCTGGGTCACACTCATACGCGTGTTTCGCTTCCAGCTCAACGATACGGCCATCAGGATGCTCTAAAACTATATGATAGATACATTCATCCTTTTGATCAACTTCAATCACTGACGCGCCTATAATCGCTTCCGGTGTTGGCTCACTCATCTTCATCAACCTCTTCTTTGTTGAGATACTCAAGAACACACAGTTCGATAAAGTGCGACAGTTTCATACCGCCGCGTGACGCCTCGATTGCGTATAATGTCGTATCTTCCATGCTTATGCTTGTCTGAACTCTTGCCATACAATAGTATAGTGTGTTGTTAGTTTATTTAATTGTATCTTTTTAATCTGTCACCACAGTGACACATTAATGACAAATTAGTGACAAATTAACAAACGCTTCTCCTTCCTCTATTCTCTATATAATAGATATATATTATTTTTTTTTATTATTATTATTAATCTGTCAATCTGTCACCGGGTATTTTCGTTATTTTTTGCAGTTGTGCACTTGCAGATATTGGTGACAAATTGACACATTAATTTTAAGAATGGTATATTCGTTTATTTGTTGAATCGAGCACGCACAACGCGTATTAATGTGTCACTCAATCGTTGACAAATTAGGTGACACATTAAAAAGGTGACAAATTAAATTATTTATCGCGAATCAGGACTTTGTGTTTCGACCAGTCATATTCCGCCTGCATGTGAATAGATTCATCTAAAAATTCAGGTGCAACCCATGCATGACGTTTAGCGCCTGGTTTTCCGTTTTCAATTCTCACAAAAACAATCTCTTTAGCGTTCACGATTGTATGCAACATATCGGCCTGCTGTTTTATTGTACCACCATGCCATGCGCATGATTTTTTACGGTCAAAATCCCGTGAGTTTGCTCCTCCTACTCCACCACGATAAATTATCTCATATATCTCTTTCCAGTCTGCCTCATATTTAGATCCTGATATTTTCATGTTAGAAGTAACTACCATTTGGTGGATATAATAACTAACATACTCCTTAGCCCACATTGCATGTTTAATATTAATCGATGTTGTTTCACATGAAAGCGCGACCATCATAGATATTCTAACTGTCATCTCCATACCTTTCATTGTTAATGGATTATCTTTACCATATTTATCAATAAAATCTGCATGCAACTTCTTAAACATCATTAATGCTTCGTGTGATACTTGCATCGATACCATTGCCGGAGACATCAACGGATTATCTACCATCGTCATAAACAGTATTGGATTAAATGATTCGGTGTTTGGAGCATAATTATACGCCGTAAACAATCCTTTTAACCAGTTTATCGTTTGTGGGTCTATACAATCAGATACTGCAGGCGCTTCAATATTAAACTCCCGTCCATCAAATTGACTTTCCACGATGAGATGTCGACCTAAATATCCTGAATAAATATCTGCTGATGCTAACGACGCATAATATGTGCTTGGTGTTGATATTCCAAATATTATAATACAAGGGTTTTCAACTGCTTCTATACTATCAGATGCCTTTGCCAAATCTTCTTTTGTAATATCCCCCCCCGAATATGTGCCTTTGTATATTGCCGTTATTGCACTGGACCACTGATCGATAAGTGCGCCCTTTATCCCGCTTCCATGTTCACTTTTATTTTGGGAATCTTGTTTCATTCCTGCCTCATCAATAATATTGATATGGACCGGTTTTTTAAGGCACGCATTAAACACACCAGCTCCAGATTTATATTCTCCTCCTGTTATGTATTTTGCTGCGCTGAAGTGTGATTCGCTCCCACTTGGCCCAATATACACATCGACCATACTAAGAACAGTTTTAATAAATTTTTTGGTGTGATTTTTACCTGATGATGAATCACCCACAATTTCAAAGAAGAAGTTCGACAAGTTTTCGGGCCTTGTAACTCTAAATCTCCGGGCTGCAATTGTGGCAACAATCGCCAACGCCGCCTGAACCGCAAACTGTGGTTGGTGGATGTATGCACTTTTATTATATGCATCAACTAATCCTTGCGCTTTCCCCGGTATACGAAGTATACCACTTGGAACTTTATTTTCTCCTAAAAATTCTGGTATATCTTCTTTTGTTGCGTTTTTAATCAATTCTGAAATATCCACAGATGAGTCTGGTTCATTAAACACATACCCGCGCGATTCACAATACTCATATGCATATGCTGTTGCTGCAGTCATGTCTCCGTTTTGTTCTTCATATGCCATCAGCATAAACGGATTATACGCAATAGTTCCTTCAATGTTTGAATTTAAGTGTTGCGCCATTGGATCAGATGTCACATGTTTTGATGCAATCACCAAATTATCATAAATTGTAATTCCTGGAGTGTTCTGACTGTTGGCTGGTTTCCACCTATTACCTACCCTGATATAACCTCCATGTGATATAAGCGCTGATTCTGCACCCACAAGATCATTATAACAGTCAAACACGTTCGCGCCTTCCGGCGTTGTTTTGGTTTCTGTGGATGGATTCTTTACAGAGTTTACAACATCGTTCTTTTTCTTAGATTCAAGATTCCAAATTGCGCGAATTTCTGCAGGTAATTCAATAATATTTTTCAGAGGATTCTCCCATGTATACGCTTGGCCTTCTTGGTGAATAGATGGCGGGAATACATCCTGATGTTTTGCGTCTGCTCTTAATTCAGTATGAATAAGATCAACATAATCAAGGTCCTCTCGGTTTGGATTATCAAAGACCAATTTAAATTTGTTTGGATTTCCACGATGAAAGCATGCGGTCTTTGTTCGGTAATTATTGATGTCAATACCATATTGTGAAAAATATTCTTCAGCTTCTGTGCGGTCATCAACATCTATAATATAAATCCCGGATGCAGATCCCCCAATTACGCCTATACCATAGTTTGTGTTTGACTTATAGAACTCAGCGTTTGCGTGGGCTTCTGTCCCGTATATCCACGAACCGGCAGGATTTTTAGCACGCGGAATAATCTTAAGAAGTTTAAATCCGCGTTCTTCGTATTCTTTGGCACAATTGTATAAATTAGTCATATCCATCTAAATGCCACCATATACTTTTGGATTCTCTCCGTGTTCAAATCTAACAGCTCGCGCCTTGTTTGCTGCTTTTACAATCATGCGCTTAAACATAAATTTATCATTTAATGTATCAATTGAGATGTCTCCTTCTCTGACGAAATATTCATAACCTTTTTCGCACATTTCTTTGTCCCTATCACCATACACGTCACAATTAAAACAATATCCTTCAAACCAATCATCATTATTTAGATCAATACTACCAACGTGCAATTTTGAGTCATATTCAATTATTAAACACCTAGGGCAAATACCATAATTGCCGTTTAATAACACATCTACCGGGTCGCCGGACAATACCTCACCAAAAACAAAATTCGTTTTTGGCTCACCTGTATTATGATCATATTCTAAACTCTCTTCCAAATCTTTGATTAGACACTCTAATTTACCGTCCCCTTTGGAATTTTTCCTTTTAACTTCATAATATATCTGTGATCCATCACAATTAGTTACTCTAAAATCAGGTAAATATTTCCTACCATCAGATAGATAAAATCCTTCTGGTTCATATTCATAATCTATCCCAATTAAATCAAAGAATACACACCAGCGAGCCTCTAAACGGCTTCTGAATTTATATCCGTTGTATTGTGTAGGTATTGCTCTAATTTTCTTCATACCCCAAACTCCAAATAATCAGAAAGTCTTTTCACAGTATCATATGAAAAATTGTCTTGTTTCCCGGTCTTTACCTTCCACACAGTCATATATGATAGACCGGTGGCGTTTGCAACCATCACAAGATTCCTATCTTGTAATTGCTTTTGAATCTCATCAAGAGATAACATGTATAATCTCTTTGTTTTATATATACATAAATGTTGTTGTTGTGTGCTATACACAAACATATATATACAATCGCATCAAATAGGTATTTGTGCGTAGGACAAAAAACATGAAAGCGCACAAGGAGAAAACGAAAACATGAACCTAAAATGCAAATGGTGTGGGCATACCTCAACAAAGGAAGAGGTATACAGTGACATGAACCTAAAATGTAAAGATTGCGGATTGGTCCGCACAAAGAAAGAAGCATACACCGGAAAGTACGCATTACTGAACGACGACAGCATCATCATGCTGTCAAACATGGATAAGCTGCGCCTTGCGTGCCCGGTGTGCGGTGAGAACACACATCATGAGGTGGTGTGAAATGGCAATTAATCTAAGTGAACTCAAAAAGACCACGCTGAAAGCCCCGCGTATCCTCATACACGGCGGTGAAGGTGTCGGAAAGACTACCTTTGCGTGTGGTGCACCAAACGTCTACATGCTCGACCTGGAGAAAGGGCGGGCCATGTGTGATCCACTCATGGCGCAGGAACCAGACTCATACACTGAAGTCATGGAACACCTTAAGGCACTGGCAACACAAGACCACGGATACAGGACACTTGTGATTGACTCACTTGATATGCTTGAAAGCATGATCACCGCATACGTATGTGAGCAGAACGGCTGGAAGGCGATAACAGAACCGGCGTATGGTAAGGGATACGGCGCACGCACGGATACCTGTTGGGCGCCGTTCTGGCGGTGTCTGGACTATCTCCGCGACACAAAGAACATGATGATCATCCTTGTGGCTCACTCGCACGTCATCGAAGTCAAAGACCCAATCCTTCCGAGTTTTGATATGCACACGCTGCACCTCTACAAGACGGAGACAGCAAAGGCGACAGAATGGCCTGACGTGATTGGGTATTGCATGATCAAGACATACACTACCACCGAAGGCACGCGCAACCTGGCAACCACTGCAAACGAGAGGGTTATTCTCACCCGTAAGAATCCGGCGTATACTGCAAAAAATCGATACAACATGCCCGAAGAGATCCCCCTATCATGGGCGGAATTTGCACAGCATTTCAGAACAAACAAAAACCCAAATGGAGATGAATAAATTATGGCAATCTTAAACTTTAACGCAGCAGATGTAGAACCCGCAGACAACGACTTCACCCCACTTCCCGTGGGCGACTATAAGATGGTCGTCACTGAAAGCGAGCTGAAAGAAACAAAGAGTAACCCGAACAACAAATACCTGAAGTTTACCTTTGAGGTAATTGACGGAAAGTACAAAGGGCGAAAAGTCTTTGAGAACATGAACATTGTGCGCGCCGGGAACAGTGACAAAGATAAAACCACGATGCGCATTGCACAGCAGAACCTTAGCAGCTTGTGCCGGGCCGTTGGAAAGATGAGTATCTCGGATACCTGTGAACTCCAGCACATTCCAATCCTCGTAACGCTCAAGATCAGACCGGCAAGTGGTGACTACGGCGAGAGCAACGCAGTTGCAAAGTATGCCAGCATCAACGGCGGCAGCACCCTAACCACGCAGGCGCCCCAGGCTCCTGCAGCACCGACCAAACCCCCGGCGATGCCCTGGGACAAAGATTAAACCTTTTTTTGGTGACACACCATGACACAACTACCAGAACCAGAAAACAAAACAGTAGATGCAATCTATCAGCACTATGAAGACACGCGCGAAGATTGGCGACGTGATCACTTTGGTGCAAGCATGGCAGGCAAACCATGCGACCGTGCTTTGTGGTATTCGTTCC